TATTATTAGAACCAACAAAATTCTGAGCCATACCAACAATTGCACCATTTAATGACATCTCGCCATGATGATAAGCCGCTTTATCTGATACAAAACCAGCTAATTGTGCAACTTTGACTTCTGTTTTATCCAAACCTCTTAAGAAGGCACCAAATAAAATCTTTCGTTGTGATGGTTTTAATCCATCAATTACAGATGGAATAGACCTATGTAGGTCATCGTTAGAGAAATGAATAAGTTCATTGTGAATAAATTCATCGTAAGTAACATTTTTATTTTCATATTTTAATATGGCATCTTTATTATAATTCATTAACCATTTCTTTCTATCATCGGCTCTTGTTTTCTCAAACGCTAGTGTAATAGAGTCTAATGATTTATCAGGGCTATCTTCAATCATATCATCTTCTTTAGTCCAATGATATTTAATTAATTTATTATTAATATCTGTAAAATAGTCTCTGGCTTCTATTGCGGTTGATGTTCCAAGACCCTTGTAGTATTTAATGGTCCATGATTTTGATTCTGGTGATTTAACCCATGTATCATAATCTGTTAAATTATAAAATACTTTTGAGTGTTTACCTTTGAATGCTTTAACAATTGGTGTATTTAATGTTTGAATAAAATTTCTATTAATAACTAGTGATGGCCATAATGAATGAATCATATTGATAAATAATCCTTTAATATGGAAACCATCTGTATCTTGGTCAGTTAATAATAAGACAGAACCATATCTTAATGTATTGAACTTTTCATCTGTACTATAATCTTCACCTTGCTTCAAACCAAGAATAATTTTTATATTTTTAATTTCTTCATTTGCTAGTAATTGTGAAGGAGCTGCATCTCTTACATTTAAAATTTTACCCTTCAAAGGAAAAATTCCATAATAATCTCTCCCAATAACAGACAAACCTGACATTGCTGTGGCTTTGGCTGAATCACCTTCAGTCAGAATTAATGTACATTTACTGGAATCTTTTGTTCCAGCTTTGTTCGCATCATCAAGTTTTGGAATACCAATAATTCTAATCTGTTTTTTTCCATCTGTTTTTTTTAGATTTGAATTTTCTTTAAATTTCGCCAATTCAATAACTTGCTCAACAATCCCACATTTTGCTAATTTTTTCATAAATGTTTGATTAGGGACATACTTAGAACCAAACTTATCTGCTTTGGTAGTCAAAATATCTTTAGTTTGACTCGAGAAAGCAGGATTCTCAATAGTACTATTAATAAAAAAGATAATATTTTCTCTTAATAACGTTGGACTAATCTTAATATCTTTGTCTTTCTTTTTAATATGGTCATTAATTAATGTTTTTATAATATTATCAATGACATGATTACAATGAGTTCCACCACGGTAAGTTGAAATAGAATTAACAAAAGATACTACTTCACTATTAGAATCAGGTTTATAAATACATCCTACTGACCATCTGTCTGTATTATTATCATAATAGACTTCTTTATCAGGATAATATAATTCTATATACTGTTTAAATTGATTAATATTAATTTTTTCATCATTAAAGTATACAGATAATTTATTACTTGATGTTCCTGCTATATCAATTGCTCTTCTATGAAATAATCTATAATGGTCATCATCTATACATGTAATATTGAATCTTTTAAAATCTGGATAAAATGTTACTTTGACAAAACTTTTTGTTTTAGCAGGTAATTTAGTAATAATAGGTGGTTCTACGATATGCATATTATCATGCCATGTTTGACTATAATGTTTCCCTCTTTTGGCATCTCCAATTTCAACAATAAATTTAGTTGAAAAAATATTTGCTAATTTAGCACCATAACCATTTCGTCCACCAGTTGTTCTTTTTTCATCATCATTATAATTTGAACTGGTTAATAATTCACCAAAAATCATAGTAGGGACTAATGTTTTATGAACAGGATGTTCTTCTACAGGAATACCAACATCGCCATTATTATAAACACTAAAATAGCCTTGGTCTTTATTACATTCTACTTTTACTATTGTTACAGTTGGGTCTTTTGCAACAGCATCGCATGCATTCACTTCTATTTCATCTGTCACTTTAAAAAACCCTGGTGTGAATGTAATATCAGTTTTAATAATTTTTCCATTGTCACAAACCCACATTTTTTCAGTAGTTGGTTCTATATCTCCAACATATGTATCTGGTCTTGCTAAAATGTGTTGTAAAGGTGTCATTTTATTATATTTTTCAGCATCTAATTTAATTGTATTTGCTTTAGTTTTGCTCATTATTAATTTGATAATGGATATTATTCCTTTATATATTTTTATCAATTTTTATGGAGAAACAAAGTTTCACCTATGTTTTATTAAATAGTAAATAATAATCCACTGTGACCATTCTCTATAATAAACATATTATATGACTTTGCAAATAATTTAATTAATAGACCTTGTTTATTAGGATTCAAATTATTTCTATTACTATTACTAAAATATTCATTTATAAATTCTTTATTAAAAGTCACAGTATATTCTTTTGCTTTTATAATAGATAAGTTGGCTGTTCCAGATGGCTGTGTTTCTTCAGGATATAATGAGAAGGTATGATAATAAACACCCAATGGCAGATTATTACTTAAATATTTATAGGGTAAGAGATTAAAATAATAATTCTCATCATTATAATCTGTTACATCTGTTATACTCACATCGTAAGGTTCAGCCTCATTCTTAATTATAATATTATACTGGTCTAATGTCAGACTATGTTCTTTAATAATATAAGCATTAAAATATTTTCTATAATTAAATAATAATTGTGTATTTTGTCCATAATTAGATAATCCAATATTAAATATTTTAGGTTGAACGTACCAAATAATATCTTTAGTAGGTTTTGTAAAAGATAAATCACAATTAAATGTACTATTTGATAAATTATTTACATCGTAGATATTTTGGTCAATTGTTTCTATAACATATTCTAATTTTGATGTTGCAAATTTATTCCTTTCTATTTCATCAAAATATATAAATTGACATACCAAACTAATAGTTGGTAATGGTATTGTACTATATAATAAATTATAATTTATATAAGGGTAATATAAACTAAGATTATTAATATTAATATATTGCGAACCTACTAAACTAGGTAATTGTGTCATAAAATAAATCCATTGGTCTAAATACATTATATTACTTGAATAACTACTACTATCATAACTAAAAATATCATCGTGAGATTTATTAGGAACACCATATGTATTTAAAATATAATTAACATCGTTATCTTGTAATTGAGGAAAATTATATAATAAAACTCTATAATTAATATGTTTACAATTATACACAATAACTCTATCTTGAAAATTTATAGTATATTTATTTATTGGTAAATAGTTATCTATATTAACAGTATTTGCAAATCTTGCTGTAGCTGTATTTACAGAACCCGCTGATAAATCTTGGAATATTATAGAATTCTGATTAGCTAATAAATCATTATTAACAGTTGTATTTGATAAATCTTGGAAAGTAATAGATGATATATTTAATAAATCATTATATATTTTTTCCCAATTTTCAAAACAAATAATATTTTTTAATTTATTTAATTTTGCTGTTATTGTTACTGTTTGATATTGCAATGCAATCAATGGTAATACGCTTCCGGCATCTTTACAAAACCAAAATATCAAAGGAACCAATAAAGTACGTCCACCTTTTTGTTGATTATTATAAGTATTTAAAACAGGGTCATGACCTATCATTAATAAATAATTTGGTTGATGTTCATCATTTATTGTATATGATTGATTAATATGTAGATAATCATTATAATACGTTGTTACTTCAACACCACCTATTTCTAATCTAAAATATTCAAAAAAATTATGTCCCAAATATTCAGCCCAATTAAAATTAATATTATTTGTATTGGTAATATTTGAATATAATTTATTATAATACTGCAATTTATTGTAATAATATTTGGCCCAATAATTCATATTATTATAACGTGTATCTAGTTGATTATTTATATCAGAAATCATTATATTTGTTCCTATAATACCTGTTTGTTTTAATATGTAGCTAGGAATATCTATTACATTTATTATATTTGCATCTATTACATTTTTAATAGCTAATAATTGCTGAGAATATTGATTATTAAATAATATTATAATAGACTGTAAATTTGTTATTGTGAT